ATGGTAGAAATTTTTCAAATTATGAAGCAGGAGCAACATTGGATAATATTATTAAAAAAAAAGAAAATATTACAAATAATAGTGATTATCGCCGTTATTTACAAAAAAATGCAGATTCCATTATAAAAAATAATCAATTAAATGCTTGTGATCAATGCGGAACTTGTCCATACATAAATAATGATACCAATATGCAACAATTAAATGGAAGCCCATATATTTTTAATTCTATTTTATCAAATGACCAACCTTATGGATATGAAAACAGTGATTTAAAGAATTTATATTTATCAAAACAACAATTAGATGCAAAACTACACGCACCTCGTTTTAAAGTTACTCAACCATTAAATCTTGAAGAAAATAGAAAATAGAAAATAGAAAATAGAAAATAGAAAATAGAAAATAGAAATTTTTAATTTTATATAATATAATAATATTTTATTATATAAAATATGAATGTTTTTGATAGCATTATGTCTCCTTTAGGGAGAGAACATTGTATGATTTTTTATTATATTGGTTTAATAACTTTCTTTTTTGCCATAGCTTCGTTTGTTTTAGGATTAATGTTTGTTTTTAACAAGAAAACAAATACAAAAGGTGGAATGTTTTTATTAAATTCAATAACATTGTTTATAACATATTATTTGTATAGAATAATTTATTCTATGTGTGTTAAAAGTATGTAATAATATAAAATTAATATAAAATTAATATTTAAATAAATTTATTTTTAAATATTAATGAAAGTTCTTAGTATTGATGTTGGAATAAAAAATTTAGCTTATATTTTAATTGAACATAATGAAAATGATAGCAATTACAATATAATAGATTGGAATATTTTAAATTTGTGTAATTTTATTCCAAATTGTTGTAATGAAAAATGTAAGTTTAAAGCTAAATTTGGTAAAGAAAATAAATTTTTTTGTAAAAAACATACAAAAAATGAAGCTTATAATATTCCAACTATCAATACTAAAACTTTAAATAAAAAAAATATAAAAGAATTAATCCAAATTTGTGAAGAGCATAATATAATATTAGAAAATAATAGCAAAAAAAGCGAAATAATTAAAGCTATTGAAGATTATATTTCTAATACTTGCTTTGATTTAATAGAAGAACCAAATGCAAATAATGTAAATTTAATAGATTTAGGAATAAATTTAAAAACTGAGTGTAATGAACTTTTAAAAAAATTTGACATATTAAATGTGGACCAAATAATATTAGAAAATCAAATAAGTCCTTTAGCAAATAGAATGAAAACATTACAAGGAATGATAACACAATTTTTTATTGATAAAGGAAATTACAATATAAAATATATATCAGCAATAAATAAACTAAAGCTGTTTATAACAAATAAAAGTGCAAAAGAAAATACAAGTTATTCGGAACGTAAAAAGTTATCTATAACTTATAGTAAAGAACTATTGGAAAAAAACAATAAAACAACAGAATTAGATTTTTTTATAAAACATTCAAAAAAAGATGATTTAGCGGATTGTTTTTTACAATCTATATATTATTTGAATACTTTTAATAAATTAATATTATAATAAATTTTATAATTAACATTTGCGGACTACTTAAAAATATAATTTGTATTTAATTTAATAATAATATGGACGTCATTGAAATAGATCCTACTATAGTAGAAATTGGAGATATAAATGTTCCAGATATAAAATTATCATTTAATGATTCAGATAATGAAGGAGATATTGAAGATGTATTTCCATCAAAACCTGCTGTAAATTTTGGTTCAGGTATAGAATTGCTTATGAATGATAAATCACGAGATACAAAAAAAAGTTCATCAAATATTGAAATAGAAGATATTACAAAATTAGAAGATGAATTAAATAATTTAACAAATGATACTATAAATATCGAGACAAACAATACCAGAGAAGTTAAACAAAATGACACATCTTCTACTTCTACAAAAAAAACAATTTTTGGTGGATTATTTGGTGCTAAAGAAGATGGTTCAAATATTAAACCAGTAAATGAAACCGAATCAGCAAAAAGACAACCAAATTTAGGAAAATCTACATCAGATATGAATGAAAATAGAACATCTGATGGTTATGGTAAATTCAATAATATCCCATTAAATATGGAAAAAACACAAGAAAAAAAACAATTAAGCAAAGAAGAAGAATTAAAAGAAAAATTCAAATATTTAAGAAAATTAGAAGATTTGGAAAAAAAAGGAGTTACACTAAGTAAACGTTACAATATGGATTCTAATTTAGACGAAATGATAGGTGAATATGAAACTATTTTAGCCGAAAAAGAACGTTCAAATAGTGTTAAATTTCAGGGGAAAATTATGATGGCATGTATTACTGGTTTAGAATTTTTAAATAATAAATTTGATCCATTTGATATTAAATTAGATGGATGGGGTGAACAAATTAATGAAAATATTGATGAATATGATGATATTTTTGCTGAATTACACGAAAAATACAAATCAAAAGCAAAAATGTCTCCAGAATTAAAATTATTATTCCAATTAGGTGGTTCTGCATTAATGGTCCATATGTCAAATACATTATTTAAATCTTCTATGCCAGGTATGGATGATATTATGCGTCAAAATCCGGAACTTATGAAACAATTTACACAAGCAGCGGTAAGTTCTATGGGACAATCTAATCCAGGTTTCAGTGGTTTTATGAATAATGTTTTCCAAGAAAATGGAGGATCAACACCTAGATCTTCTGGTTTTGGGAGTGGAGCAAACCCAGGATTTGGTATGCCAAATATGTCTAATCGTGATATGCCACCAAATGTAAATACTGGACCACCGCCACCTCCAGTTGAAAGTAAATTACCAGAACGTAGTCAGCGAACACAAAATTTACCAAATAGACCAGATTTAATGAGTGCGCGTGGAGTTTCACTTAATGCCAATGAGGGAAACTTCCAAGAAGATGAACCACGAATTACTCGCCCAGAAATGAGGGGGCCATCTTCTAGTTCATTAAAACAAGATTCAATAAATAATTTATTAAGCGGATTAAAAACAAAACAAATAAATGTTGAAGAAACTAAAGAATTAAACCAAGGAAGCACAATTAGTATTGAAGACTTAAGAGAATTAACGGGTGCAAAAATACCAAAATCAAAACGTAAACAAAAGAGTGATAAAAATATAGTAAGTTTAGATATATAAAAAAATTCTAACAAATAAAAAATATTATATATTTTATATAATAAAATGAAAGGCGGAAAAAGTAAAACGAGAAAAAAAGCTACAAATAATTTACAAACAAAAATGAATGAAAAAGGATTTACACCACGTGATAAAAAAAAATTTAAAAAAAGAGTTAGATATATTCAAAATATTAATGCATTTACACACCGTTTAGGGTTGTCAAGACGTAAGTCTATAAATGAAATAAAAAATACAGCATTTGATCAACAACTTGAAAAAATTAAAACTAGAAGAGCAAAAAAATCATATTACAAAAAGAAGATAAAGACTCGAGCACAATTAAAAAAAAAAGATAAAATTAAAAGAAATGAGTTATTAAATAAAGAAGTTTTAATATCATTACCAACACCAAGAGCACTATCAAGAAGAACGGGTTCTAGACGTTTTTCAAATGCAATAACTTTAAGAAGAGCAAATACAATTTAAATTTTTGAAATAAAAAATGTTTAATATTTTATTATTAAATAATTATTAATAATAAAATATAATAAATTAAAAATAATGATTAAATCAAATTATATTAATCTAATTAAAGAAGATTATAGTAATTTAAAAACATTTGTAATTAATTTAGATGATTATAAAGAAAATTATATTAAGCAGTTGCCTTATTTGGAAAGTATAGGTTTAAAAGTGGAGCGTTTTAGTGGAATAAATGCTTTAAAAGATGAACATTTAAAACCAGAATATAAACAATATATATCAAATTTTGCTTTACATTTTACTCCAAAATCAGTAATAGTATGTGCATTAAGTCATATTTTATGCTGCAAGCAATTATATAATAATTATATAAATACAGAAGATAAATCGTCATATGAGGACAAGACGCAATTTTTCTTAATTATGGAAGATGATGCTTTTCCAAAATATTTAAAAACAGAATTTTATGAAAAATTAAATAAAACAATATATGAAATAAGCTTATTAGATTCTGGGTGGGAAATCATTCAATTACATAGTGATGCATTTTGTCCAACAAATGAAACTTATAATACACATCCTGCTTGTGGAAGCACAGCAGCTTATTTAATATCTAATTTTGCTATAAAAAAAATATTAAATTTTAAATTAATGGGACATTTAGATTTTGTAGAACATAATTTTATAACTTATAAAAAATATAGAGCAAAAGAGAATCTATTTTATACAAATGAAAAAGAAAGTTTAAATAGAAATATTAATAAAACAAAAAATTTTAAATATTATAGTTTATATTTTAAATCATATGTTTTGGAATTATTTAACAAATATACTAATTTATTAAATTTGCGAGGAGAGAAAAAATATGAAAATTTTTTAGAATTTAAAATATTAAAATTACCATATCTTAAAAAAGAATATACTGCAAACGAATTTATCGATTATTTATTAGGTTTATTTTTAACAAGAAAAATAATTAATTATATAAAATAAAATTATATTTTATTAATTAATGATTTTTTATAAAAAAATATTATTTTTTATAATAACATTATTTATATTATTTATTAATTATACAAATTATTTTAAATATAATGATAATATAGTTTATTTTAATACGGATATTAGTAATTCTGAACATTTAGTTGATTTATTAAATGAAAAAGGTTTTTTAAAAAATCCTGAATTAAATTTTAATAATTCGAGTTGTAAGGTATTTAATTTTATAGATATTTCAAATAATTGTAATAAATTTATAAAAAATTATCATAATAAAGAGTTTTTAGAAAAAATAAAAGAATTAATAAACGAAAAAAATTTATATTTTATGGATCATACTATAGAACCACTACATATAGCGATGCAACTTTATCAAGAAAATGATTTTATGAGTTATCATTTTGATACAAATTTTACACTTGGAACAAGATATACTGTTTTAATTCCATTATTTATAAATGAAAAAAATGATAGTTTCTTAACTATAAAAGATAAAAACAAAAATGAAAAAAAAATAGAAATAAATATTGGAGAAGGAATAGTTTATAATGGTGATAAAGTTATACATAAAGTTTCAAAACAATCTAAAGATGGTAAAAGAATAAGTTTAATAATAAATTTAACAACAAATCCAAATTATAATTTTATTGGAAAATATTTACAAAAATTACGTAATTATATGTTTATTAATTATACATGGTAATAATACAATAAATAATTAATATTAAAAATAATAATAAATA